GGGTTACTTGACAGGCTATAAGCAGTCTGCTCTTCACGGTAACGCAGACACAGTGAATGACACTGTAAACGGCACCAAAGCAGACACAACTGCTGGTACTGACGAACTCTTGGCGGTAAACAAACTGTCCCGTCCAGACTTCGGTAATATCACAACTGCTGGTACAACTGGTGACTCGATCCCAGTTGCTGCTCGTCTTCCAGGTGCAACAGCACTTCCAACAGCATACGTATCTCCAACAATGTTGATTGCACGTATGGGTCGTTTGCTTGACCAGAAGTCTGTTGACAAAGATGGTAGATGGGTTGTAATTGACCCGATCATGATGGAAATCTTGATGGACGAAGATTCACGTTTCTTGAATTCTGACTTCGGCAATTCAGGTGCTCTTCGCAATGGTCTGGTTATCAACAACTGGAATGGCTTCCGTGTTTATGTCTCCAACAACTTGCCTTCTATTGGTACTGGTGCAGATACAACAGGCACAGCCGCCCAAAGCACTAACTTTGGTGCTATCGTAGCTGGTCATGACTCCGCAGTTGCTACTGCTGAGCAGATCAACAAAACAGAAACATACCGTGACCCAGACAGCTTTGCTGATATCGTCCGTGGTATGCATCTGTACGGGAGAAAAATCCTGAGACCAGAAGCCCTTGTAACAGCACGTTACAACTTGGCCTAGGTCTACAGAACCTGTCGGGCTGGTCTCTTAGAGGCTGGCCCTTCAGCTTACCTATTTTTAGGATACAGATATGACAACTTACGTTTCTTTAGTTAATGAATTGCTTCGCAGACTAAACGAAGTCACCTTGGATACTGAGGGTGCTGGCTTTGATACTGCACGTAACGTACAAGCTCTTGCTAAAGACTCTATCAATAACTCTATCAGAAGTATTCTTCAGACAGGCCAAGAGTGGCCCTTCCTCAGAGTTACTTACACACAGCCCTTAACAGCAGGTGTGAACACTTATTCCTTTCCTTCTAATTATTCTAGTGCTGACTGGGAAACTTTTTACCTTAAGAAGTCCACTTCACTAAACAACTCCCCTAGTTTTTTACCAACTATTCCGTATGACGAATACATCCAAAAGTATCGTGAGTCGGATGATACTAGCAACTCTGCAGGTTCAGCAGCACCTCGTATAGTGTTTCAGACAAACCAAGAAAAGTTTGGTGTTTCTCCTATCCCTGACGCAGCTTACGAAGTTGAGTACTCTTACTGGTCTTTCCCAGCTGATTTGACGTTGTATAACGATGTCTCAGTTATCCCAAACAGATTTAAGAGTGTCATTATTGACGGTGCTATGATGTACATGATGCGGTTCAGATCAAATGAACAAAGTGCATCAATTCACCAACAGAACTTCCAAGATGGTATCAAGACAATGCGTAGGGTTCTTATTGATGAACACCTTCAAATTCGTTCTACTGTTCTAGTAGGTGGCTCTGGTTCTAGTGTAACCCTTGGAAGAGTTACGTAATGGCAGACAACCTAGGCTCCTTTAAGGTATTTTCACAGGGTGGTTTAAACCTTAACAGGGACGTTTTGTCTCAAGGTGAGTTGCAACCTGGATCTGCTATTTCTTTACTTAACTACGAGCCTTCTACGACAGGTGGTTACAGACGTGTAAGTGGTTATACGAATGACTACGGTGTAGTCCCAGGTGACAGTTCTGGTGGTGTTCTAGGTGTGGCAGTAGCTGCTGGTATCAATGATGGCATTCTTGCCGCACGTAAGCCTTCTGTAGGAAATAACTATCTACACCACTGGGATACAGCAACAAGTTCTTGGGTGGCGGTGACCACTTCTGGATCACCTACAATGACAGGTGTAACAAAAGTAAGATTTAATAGGTTCAACTGGGGTACAGCAAAAGTTATTCTAACAGATGGTGTAAACCCCGCAGCTACATATGATGGCACAACTTACACCCAGATTACACATGCTAATGCTCCTACAGACCCTAAGTTTTCTGCAATATTTAAGAACCACATGTGGCTTGTAGGTGATCCTGCTGAACCTCATAATGTTTATTTTAGTGCACCTACAGACGAAACCAAGTGGTCACCTGCAGATGGTGCTGGTGTAATTAACGTAGGTTTTCCTGTTGTAGCAATAAAACCATTTCGTGATTCCTTGTTTGTATTTGGTACAAATAATATTAAAAGGATCGTAGGAAACAACATCTCAGACTGGGCTGTACAGCACGTAACAGATGACCTTGGTTGCCTAGCCTCAGACAGTGTTATTGAAATTGGTGGTGACCTAATCTTTTTGTCACAGGATGGCATCAGACCTATCTCAGGTACGGACAAGATTGGTGACGTTAACTTGGAAACATTAACCAAGAACATCCAATCTTTTATTTCTGACGTTGTATTTAATAACAATCTTGATGCTGTCTCTTCTGTAATTATTAGAAGTAAATCACAATTTAGATTATTCTATAATGTAGAAAATGGAAATGCACTTCTTGGTGGCCTACGTATGGGACAGGAGGGTGGAATTGGCTTTGAATTTGGACAGATGATCGGGATTGAAGCCACTTGTGCTGACAGTGGGTACATTGACAAAGAAGAATACGTAATACACGGTGACTCCAGTGGTAAAGTCCACAGGCAGGAATCCGGTAACAGCTTTGGTGGGGAAAACATCGTAAGTCTTTACCAGACACCATTTTTGCACATGCAAGATCCAGAGCAACGTAAAATCATTCATACCGTTGCTACGTATTTAAGGTCAGAAGGTGACAATGAAATTGTAATGTCAGTCGTTTTTGATTACGATGACAATACTATTCTTAATCCTTCTAACTATACACTGACCACAGAAGGTGCTGCTGCTTACTATAATGAGGCAGTCTTTAACGACTCTTCTAATATTTGGAGTGGCAACCCATCCCCCGTTCAAAGGGTCAATGTTTCAGGTTCGGGAAAATCAGTATCTTTTAGATACGTAACAAACGACACAAATGCGTCACACAGTGTTCAAGGACTTGTTGTGACATTCGGAGTAGGGGACAGACTTTAAATGGCAGGTTATACAAGACAGAGTGTTGCCGATATTGTTTCTGGTCAGGTTATTAAAGCTGAACCAATTAACAATGAACTCAACCAATTACTAGCAGCTTTTGCTGCTTCTTCAGGTCACAAGCATGATGGAAGCACAGGTCAGGGTGGTTACATTCCCCTCATTGGTGATGTGGATGCCTTAAACAAAGTTGTTGTAGACACAACTAACAACAGAGTTGGTTTCTTCTCTGAGGTTGGTGGTGTTGCTACTGAACAAATTCGTATTCAGGATGGTGCTTTAGTTCCTGTAGTAGACAACGACATTGATCTAGGTTCTGCAAGTGCTGAGTTTAAAGATCTGTACATTGACGGTGTTGGATACATTGACACCTTGGCTGTTCATGAGAATGCTACAGTCACAGGTAACCTAACAGTAAATGGTAATACTACACTAGGTAGTGATGCCACTGATACAGTGACTGTGAATGCTGACGTTTCTTCAGACCTTATCCCTTCTGCAGATGCAACGTATGACCTAGGTGCTACAGGCAGTGAGTGGAATGATGCTTACATTACTGGCACTGCTAACATTGACAGCCTTGTAGCTGACACAGCAGATATTAATGGCGGTAACATTGATGGTACTGTAATTGGTAATACAACTGCTGCCTCTGGTGAATTTACAACCCTTGGGTCTAGTGGTAACCTTACTGTTGGTGGTACTGCAGGAATTACAGGCAATACTACACTAGCAGGTACACTTGGTGTTGCAGGTGTTGCAGGTTTTGGTGATACAGTAACTGTCCCAGACCTTTCTGCTACAGGTACAGCAACACTAGCTACAGTAGATATTAATGCAGGTAATATTGATGGCACTGTTATCGGTGCTTCTACTGCTGCTGCGGGTAGCTTCACAACGGTTACTACGTCAGGTCAAGGTACTTTTGCTACTGTTGATGTTAATGGTGGTACAATTGATGGCACCACGATTGGTGGTACGACTGCAGGTCTGGTAACAGGTACAACCATCACAGCCAATACTGGTTTTGTAGGTGACATCACAGGTGCAGTTACGGGTAACGTAACTGGTAATGTTACTGGTGACCTGACTGGCGATGTTACTGGTAATGTTACTGGAGACATAACAGGGGACGTTACTGGTAATATTACAGGTGATGTTACTGGGGATGTAACAGGTAACCTCACAGGTAATGTTACAGGAGATGTGACAGGTGATTTAACTGGGGACGTTACTGGTTCTGTTACGGGTAATGTAACGGGTAACTTGACTGGTGATGTTACAGGCAACGTAACTGGTAACCTTACGGGGAATGTCACAGGAGATGTGACGGGTGATTTAACTGGAGACGTTACTGGTGCTGTAACTGGTGATGTAACAGGTAACTTGACTGGTGACGTTACAGGTAACGTAACTGGTGATGTTACGGGTGACTTAACGGGTAATGTAACAGGTAACGTAGCTTCGACAGGTACATCCACCTTTACTTCTCTGCAACTTACTGGTGATATGGATGCTAACACCAATAAGATTACGAACCTTTCTGATCCTGTCTCTAATCAAGATGCAGCCACAAAATTGTATGTTGATTCCTCTGTCTCAAGCTTGATTGACGCAGCACCAGGCACACTAGATACTCTTAACGAGATTGCTGCAGCCATTGGTGATGACCCTAACTTTAGCACAACTATTACAGACAGCATTGCAGGTAAGCTGCCTCTAGCTGGTGGCACAATGACAGGAGATATTTCTCTTGGCACTAACAAAGTTACGTCAACAGCTAACCCTGTCTCAGATGATACACTCTCTCGTAAAGGTTATGTAGATACTCAGGATGCTCTTAAGCTAAACCTAACAGGCGGTACTCTTAGTGGTGACCTGACTCTTGGTGCTAACAAAACCACATCTACAGCAACACCTACTACTCCAGATACTCTTACTCGTAAAGGGTATGTAGATACTCAAGATGCACTCAAGCTAAACCTAACAGGTGGCACTCTCAGTGGTGACTTAACTCTTGGTGATAACAAGGCTACATCTACAGCAGCACCTGCTACTGCAGATACTCTTACTCGTAAGGGTTACGTAGACGATCAAGATGCACTTAAGCTAAACTTGACTGGTGGAACCATGTCGGGTGCTATTGCTATGGGGACATCAAAGATCACAGGAGTAGGAGATCCTACCCTAGCTCAAGATGTTTCAACTAAGTCTTATACAGACACACAACGTGATACAAGATTAGCTTGTTCTGGGGGTACCATTACTGGTACCGTTGATATGGGTGCCAACAAGATCACCTCAACATACACACCCACTAATGCTGCTGATCTCACAACAAAGACGTATGTTGATGGTATCCTGCAATCTGCCACAGCTGCTTGTGCTTCTGCTGCATGTGCCTTAGCAAGTCAAACGGCTGCAGCAACTTCTGAGACAAATGCAAGTAACTCAGCTTCTGCTGCTTTGACCTCAGCTAACAATGCTGCTACATCCTATGATGACTTTGATGACAGATACCTTGGCAATAAGTCTTCTGATCCTACGTTGGATAACGATGGCGATGCTCTATTAACTGGTGCTCTCTACTGGAACACCACAGATAATGCTCTAAAAGTTTATACAGGATCTGCTTGGAACTCTGCAGCATTTACCTTGGGTGATGCTCTTACTGCTGTCTCTGATGATACCACCCCTCAACTAGGTGGTAACTTAGACTCAGGTTCTAACTGTATATACGGCACAGGATCAGCCTGTTTCTCAAACTTCTATGGAACACTGACAGGTAACGTTACTGGTAATGTTACTGGTACTGTTTCTTCCCTTTCCAACCATGACACAGATGATCTAGCAGAAGGTACAAATCAGTACTATACAACAGCTAGAGTTGACAGCCATTTAGCAGGTGGTACGGGTGTAACTTACTCAAGTGGTAACATCTCTATTGGTCAGTCTGTAGGTACTTCAGACAATGTTTGTTTTGGGTCTGTCTGTGTTAGTGCTAACCCAACTGCTGCTTGTCAACTCGCAACAAAAGAGTACGTAGACACAATTGCTGCTGCTGGTATTCACTACCACACACCAGTCCGTGTTGAGTCACCAGACAGTGCAGGAAGCCTTGCTGCTACATATGATAATGGTGCATCAGGTGTAGGTGCTACACTTACTAACAATGGTACACAGGCTGCTCTTGTTATTGATGGTGTAACCCTTAACACAAATGATCGTGTTCTTATATACAGCCAAACTAACGGCTATGAGAATGGTATTTACACAGTAACCAACACAGGTTCTGCAAGCACTAACTGGGTTCTTACTCGTGCTACAGATGCTGATAGCTACGGTGCCTCAGCCCAAGGTGCTTTGGGTGAGGGTGACGCATTCTTCGTGAAAGAAGGTGACACAGGTGCTGGTGAACTTTATGTTATGAACACATCAGGTGTTATAACATTTGGTACAACAAACATTAGCTTCACTGTCGTAGCTGAGACTGCTGTATACGATGCAGGCTCAGGCTTGACACTAGACGGTACAACCTTTAATATTGGGGCAGGTACTGGTGTTACAGTAAATGCTTCTAACATTGCTATTGGTCAGGCTGTAGGGACAGGTGACACAGTAAACTTTGCAAGAGTATGTGCTCCTATAACAGGTAACGTAACTGGTAATGCTGATACAGCAACTACTTGGGCTACAGGAAGATCAATCAGCCTTACAGGTGCAGTTACAGGTTCTGTCACAGGAGTAAACGGTTCAGGTAATGTAAGCATAGCAACGACTGCAACCTCTGATCCTACTCTTTGTATCTGTGGTGATGCGACAGGTTCTGCTACATTTACTAACTTGGGTAATGCTAACCTTAGCCTTACTATTGCTGACGATAGCCACAACCACACAGTAGCTAACGTAGATGGATTGGCGACATGTCTTTCAGGCAAAGCCACGACAGGATGTGTGAATACACTTGCAACATGTGATGGTACTATTGTTACTTGCTTAGGAACTAAAGCTACAACAACTTGTGCTGGAACTATTGTTACTTGCTTAGGGGGTTTAACAACTTGTAC